ATAATGAGTATTTAAAATGTCTAAATTAAAAATGATTGCTGATAAATGTAAGCAACATAGGCGGGAAGTTGTTAATATTTCATTGAAAGAAATGGGTATGGAAACTAATACTTATTTCAAAACTTTATCAGCTTTTGAGAATGGGCGTTCAACTAACATTAATCACTTGATTAAATATGTTGAAATGGGTGATATTTCCCAACGTAAAAAACTGATTTTTGAAATTTCTGAAATTCTGCTAGGGGTTTAACATGGCTAAACGACCACGTAAAGGTGCTACAAGTTCTATAGCTGCAAAGGCTCAAGTTAAACGCGATGCTAATAAGGCGTTCGCGGGGACAATAAACCGTTACTATGCAGACCATGAAAAGAATCAAGAAAAAATAGATAAGCGAAAGGATGAAATAAGAAAGCTACGGAGTGAAGCGTCAAAACTAGCAGCAACAGCCAATAAGCGAGTTGCAAGGCTTGAGAAAAACAATTTACAAGATTCACCAGCGTATAAAACGTATGTTGAAGGAAATGAACGTTTTGGTGTTAAGGGTAAAACCTATAATGAAGTTCAACAAGAATTATCAAGGCTTAAAGGGTTTATAAATAGTAAATCATCTACCATACGCGGGGTTAATAATACGCTTAAAGAAATGGCCGCAAACACGGGCATAAAATACCGCAACTTAAAAGAATTAAGGAAAAAATCATCAAAGTTTTTTGAATTGGCTAGTAAAGTTGAACAGTATTTAAGAAACGTTGAAGACATGGCAAGCGCAGTAGGATACCAAAAAATATGGGAGGCAATAAACGAATATGCGAAAGATTCAGAAATGACATTGGATTCAGGTGAAGGTGATATAGATTCAATGGTTAAAGCCGTTACAGACGCATTAACCGCCTATGATAGACCTATAAGTTTAGGTCGTGATGGTTGGGTGACATTAAGTAGTAATAAATCTAATAGATAGGGATATTAAATGCGACCGTTTAAATATCTACATGAAACAATTGATATTCTTAATTATACAACAATAAAAACTAATAAAAAAATAGAATACATTGATTTAGCTTGTGGTTTCGATATTGAAACCACTAGCGTTTATGTGGGTGATGTTAAAGCGGCTTTTTCTTACGTCTGGATGATTAGTATAGGCGTTAATTCCCATGTTTATTATGGTCGCACTTGGGAAGATTTTTTAAGATTGTGTTCTGAATTACAATATTCTTATAACCTTTCAGAAAATAAAAGGTTGGTTGTTTACGTTCATAACTTGGGGTATGAATTTCAATTTATGCGCAAATATTTTAATTGGCTTGAAGTATTCGCCATTGCTGAAAGAAAACCTATTAAAGCCTTTTGTGATTATGGGATAGAATTTCGCGATAGTTATATTTTAAGCGGATATTCATTGGCAAATACTGCTAAAAACATGACTAAGCACAACATCAAAAAACTTGAAGGTGATTTAGATTATAAATTAATACGCCATGAAGAAACTGAATTAACCGATGAAGAAAAAGCGTATTGTGAAAATGACGTTAAAATTATAACCGCTTATATTGATGAACAAATTGATTTATACAGCGATGTTTCTAAAATACCAATGACCAATACCGGGCGAGTTAGAAAACACGTTAAAGACGAATGTTACTACACCAGCAAAAATCATAAGAAAAGTAGTAAAAGCAAATATTTTAAATATCGCCAAGTAATGCAGGATTTAACATTAGACCCTGATACTTACGTTCAACTTAAACGCGCCTTTATGGGGGGTTTTACACACGCTAACGCTGAATATAGTGGGGTTAAACTGGAAAATGTATCCAGCATTGATTTTACGTCTAGTTACCCTAGCGTTATGTGTGCTGAAAAATTCCCAATGTCTAGGTTTAGACCTATTGAAATTTCAAGCCTAGAACACTTAGATGAAATTTGCATTAAACATGCGGTTGTTTTTGATGTTGAATTTACTAACATTGAATCAACTATTAAACATGAAAACTATTTAAGCGAATCTAAATGCTATAGCGCCGTTAAACCAGCTATTAACAATGGCCGCATAAATAAAGCTGAATCAATTTCAACCACTATAACAAATGTTGATTTCGATATAATGAAGCGGGTTTATTCATGGGATGAAATAAAGGTTAAAAATGTTAAATTTGCATATACCAACTATTTACCTAAAGCAATTATTAAATCAATACTCGACTTATATCAAGGTAAAACCACTTTAAAAGATGTTGAAGGAAGTGAGGTTGAATATCTACTTTCTAAAGGGATGCTTAATTCTATTTATGGAATGTGTGTCACTGATATAGTTAAAGATAACTCAATTTATAACGAAGGTTGGGAAGTTGAAAAAGTAGACATTGAAACAGAAATTGAAAACTACAACACGGCTAAAGGTCGGTTTTTATATTATCCTTGGGGGTTGTGGGTAACTGCGTACGCTAGGCGCAATTTATGGACGGGCATTCTTGCCGCTGGTGATGACTATATTTATAGTGATACGGATAGCCTAAAACTTTTAAACTATGAAAATCATTTAGAATATATTGAACAATTTAACGCGGGTATCGTGGCTAAAATGTCTGATATGTGTGATTATTACGGGTTTGATAAAGCGCTACTATCCCCAAAGACTAAAAAAGGTAAAGTTAAAACGTTAGGAATTTGGGACTTTGAAGGTAGTTATCCTAAATTCAAAACACTAGGCGCTAAACGTTATATGGTTTATGACGGGGAAAACCTGCATATAACCGTTGCTGGTTTGAGTAAACAAAATGGCATAGCTTACATGCGCGAACGATGTAATAATGATATTGATGAAGTTTTCAACATGTTTGACGATACGCTTTATATTCCCGCAGCGCATACGGGGAAGATGACCCATACCTATATTGACGATGAAATGAAGTTTAAAATCATCGACTTTAACGGGGTTGAATCTACCGTAAACCCGCTATCTGGGATACACTTAGGGGGTTGTGATTTTACTTTATCAATCGCTCAACATTATATAGAATTTTTAAACAACCTTTCTAAAGGCTACATATTCAAAGGGGTTAAACACGTATGATTTATTACAGCCTTCAAAAAATTAACCGTAAAAACGCTACCTATAATATGATTTTTGGGGAGCGCTCAAACGGTAAAACTTACGCGCTACTAAAAAAGGGGCTTCAAGACTACGCTAAATATGGTTATCAAATGGCGTATGTTAGACGTTGGAAAGAAGATATCACCGGGCGCCGGGCATCTAGGTTGTTTTCAGGGCTTAACGATAATGATGAAGTAAATAAAGCCACTAAAGGTAAATTTACAGGCGTCCATTATTGGGCGGGTAAATTCTATCTTTGCAATTACGACGATTCAGGCAAAGCAATTTATAATTATGGCGATGTTTTAGCTTTCACGTTTGCTTTATCCGATTCTGAACATGATAAATCAACATCATTTCCAGACATTAAAACAATAGTGTTTGATGAATTTCTAACTAACAAAATTTATCTTCAAGATGAATTTGTTTTGTTTATGAATACCGTTTCAACAATCGTTCGTAAGCGTGAAGACGTTAAAATCTACATGCTAGGAAACACGGTTAATAAATATTGCCCATACTTTGCAGAAATGGGGCTTAAACACATCTTAAAAATGGAACAAGGTTCTATTGATGTTTATCATTATGGGGATTCTAAATTAACGGTTGCCGTTGAATACTGCGCGCCTGTTAAAAGTAATTCCAACAATCATAAATATTTTGCTTTCGATAACCCTAAATTAAACATGATAACTGGCGGGGCTTGGGAGCTTGCAATATATCCACACCTACCCATGAAGTATAAACCTAAAGATATTTTATTTACCTATTTTATAGACTTCAACGACTCTTATTTTCAATGTGAAATTGTTAATGTTGGCGATGTTTATTTTACTTATATTCATGTTAAAACCAGCGAATTAAAAGCCCCAAAAGATGACTTAATCTATTCCCTAGACTATTATCCCGAGTTAAACTATAATCGTAGCATCTTTAAACCAACGTCTAAGCTTCAAGAACATGTTTTGTGGTTCTATAAAACTGATAGGATTTATTATCAAAACAACGACGTTGGGGATGCTATAAACAACTTTCTAAAACTTTGCAAGCGGGGTTAAGAATGGATTCAGCAACATTTATTGAAATGGTTAATTTAATTGGGTTTCCTATTGCGGCGTGTGTTGCGTTATTCTGGATGAATCGGGAACAGGCTAGTTATTATCGAAAATTACTAAAAGATTTTCAAGATACAATTGATAATAATACTAAAGCCATTAACCACGTTATCACTCAACTAGATAAGCGGTGATTATATGTATGACGTGAAAAAGAAAGATCATAATTTAGCCATGTATAACAATTATACATTGGCTAAAACTTTATCAATGTTTGAATGGTATGAATTGCCTGAAACAATACCAGCGTTTGAACTTGAAAAGCTACTTCAAAAACATGGCTTCGCATTCATTACGAAAGTTGAAGGTAAACTATACGCTTTTTGGGGGGGCATTGGGGGCGAGCAAGACGTATACGGTAATCCAACTAAAATAACCATCAATAACGTGGCGTTGAAATTCAATAAAACCTTAGACATTAAAGCCGATGGTGTTTTAGTCTATAACGATGATTGCATGAACGGGGTTTTACCGCTGGTTTCCCGCTTCAATTCGTCATTGGTTGAAAATGACATTAGCCTTTATATGGTTGGTATCAATAGCCGTATGCAAACGCTTTTGAGTGCCAGCGACGATAAAACAAAAACCAGCGCTGATAACTACGTTCAAAAACTTATAGACGGCGACGTTTCCGTCATCGGTGAAGCGGCTTTGTTCGACGGAATTAAACGACAAGATGCAACTTCAAACAACGGCAGCGCTTTTACTTCCTTAATTGAGTTTCATCAGTACATTAAAGGCAGCCTACATAATGAACTGGGCTTACAATCCAATTTCAACATGAAACGCGAGCGCTTAACATCGGGTGAAGTTGAAAGCGGTGAAGATGCCTTATACCCTTTTGTCGATAACATGATGAAATGTCGCCTTGAAGCGGTGAAGAAAATCAATACCATGTATTCAACATCTATTGACGTTGATTATGGTGGCGTTTGGAACGTGAAACAAAAGGAATTGGTAGACGGGGTTATTAACGAACCATCAAA